AGTATAAGCCAACCATTTAGGATCCCCCAAAGCGTATTGGTATAGATCATAAAATATATTACTCACTCCTTGTGGAGTAGAAATAAAATAGGCAAATCCCTTTCTGTCAGAGATAGCGGGTCGCAAAATTTCGTTCCATAGTATCGGGTTCATCTGTGAACATTCATCGACACAAATTCCGTCAGCGTAAATTCCACGGATTCGATCTGGATCTTCTCCAGACATCAATGTTATTCTTGCGCCATTGGGGAAGTCGCATCTTAACTCGGTTTCGTTAAATGTCGTTCCTGGAATACAGCCAGCGTATTGCTTTAAATAATCCCAACAAACCCTCTTTATACTTACGAATGTTGGCCCGATCAGATAATACCTGGGGTTCTTCTTATCATTGGTTAGAGCTTTCCTAATCAAGTGTAAAATAACCAGTATTGTTTTTCCGAAACGTCTATGACAATTTAGAACTGCAAATCTATGATTATCCAAATCCTCATGCAGCTTCGCTTGTAATGGCCGAGGCGTATAAGGGATCTGGATGTGCATTATAAAATTATAGCAATAACAATAATTATAATTACAGCAGCACTAATCTTTTTATGTTCGTTGTATAAGTGTTTTGTGTTTCTAATTATCTCATCTATTTTTTCCATGTCTCTCCTAGTGTAGTGTGGGTAGTTCAGTTAGATCTAAAATTGATTGATACTCAATCCCACTATTTTTCATTAATTTTTTTACAAAATGATCTGCGTGTTTTGTGTCGTCAAAGCCATTCAAATGGATAACCATGCCATTCGTATCTTCAGCCAGGAAAACTGTTGCAGTAATCATTTTATCTTTTATTTTCTTATTCATAATCTGTTAACTTTTTTTATTTTTATTTGCAAAATTTTTAGCAGCGGTAACAGAACTAAATCCCCATTTTTTTAAAGCTAATGCTTTCCTTGTTGGATTACCTTTATCGTCTTTCATAGCACCATCCATTCCAGCGAACCTTGCTGCAAAACTAATTCTTCTTGGGTTTGTGCCAGAGCTTACTGGAGCTTTTACTCCAAAGTGTTTTCTACCCGCATCGTTTAATCCTCCGCTTGGGTTTTGAAATGCCTTTTTAACCATAATCTTTTATTCCTATCTATGTCTGTCTGTCTCAGCGTGTGTGTCGAACTCCCAACTTATATATACTTAAAAAATGCGGGTGGATTTCGGGGTATACCCCCCCAAATGTTCTCGCATTGTTCCTTATTTATATGCAAATACTCTGGCTAGTAGGTTGGAAACCTATTAACTATTGGCGTTGTTCAATACTTATTTAATAAACCAGAGAGTAACCAGGGAGTAGCAGCTCTACTCGAACTCATACGCGCTGGCGAGGAGCCAGGCTGCCAACGTGAAAGCACGGAGATCAACACCATAGATACAACAAAGCCAGGCAGTATCTCTACTAAACCTGGCTGAATTGTTCTACTGATTTAAGTCTTGTAAACTTTGCTTGTTCATTTCAAAGCTAGTGTCTCTCTCGATACCCAAGCCAAAAGTTCCTTTGTACTCTTTCAACTCATCGATAGAAGTATAACCTAGCTCCTTCTCATGTAAGTGAGCTAATCCAAACGCAACATTTGTTTCTGGGTTTAACTCTGATAGATACCAAGTACCAACGCCACCAGGATTAAACAATTTTACAACTGCTTTAAATTCTTTTGTGCCGTCTTGATCTTTGAAGTTTTTAACTAGCTGCTTGTACTGAGCATCTAAAAACATTTTTTGTGCCATGTTTTTTACTCCTTTGTTTTTCATTCAAATAAGCAATAACATAGCATTACCAATGTGTCAACACTTATTACCAGATTGGTTATTTAACTATTTGGTAAGCTCGGAACAGCTGTCGTTTGTATTTCTTCCACAATCTTTTTAGCATCAACCATATCATTCGGATTACCCCAACTAACAGTTATTGTTGTGTCTTGCTTAATGTCTTGTTGTAGCTTGTCGCCAAATGTTTTAGCAGCAAGTTTAGACGCAAGCCATCTTATATGACTATATTTCTCTCTTAGAAAATGTGTCTCCTGGGGAGATTTTGGGATCTCCATATCTTCCGCTATTTTATCCAATAAAGTCCAGACACCAGTTTGTCTAGCTTGCATAATCTTATCGTGAAGCTGCTTGTTATCTCTTGAATGTTTATAAACAGTTGAGGCATCGGGTAACTTCTTGTCTCGAGTAATCTTTGATAAAGGTTCGCCAAGCTCTAATCGTTTAATGATTTCGTCTGTTTGTTTTGTATCCATTGTAATAACTGCTCTCTTGTATAATTTTTAAATTGAACTAAATTTTTGAAAGCAATTAGTTTGCCTTCTAAAGTTATGGCCCCAGTAGACGCTCCACCATGGAAGCGACACCGATAATGACCCGACTTCTTTAAATACCCTTTTGCTCTGCACTGAACGCCAGAGGTTCTAGCGATACTTTCGCATTGTATTTTTTTAAGTGGATGACCAGCCATAATTTACGGATAAATTAATATCCAACTGTACCTTTTCAATTACTAAATTAGATCAATCTTGTCTATAACTGATTTTGGCAGCTTACTTTCAAGATTAAATAATGCGTTGAGATATTTCTTCTTCATAGTCACTCGATGACAACCAAACATTTTACCAAGTGCAACCCAGGAATAACGCTTTGATCTTTGCCATAATATCTGTCTTTCTTCTAAATCAACGAGGGGTAGCAATTCAATAATGGTTAGTTCCCAGCAAGCAATCTGTTTATTGTTGGCTCGAAGTTTTAATTTATCTTTATTTTCATAGAAGCCATGATCGTCTCTATCATAAGAGAATTTTAGGATATCAAACATAGACGCTGCTTTTGGTAATTTAACATTAGGCATGAACCTTTCTGCCAAACCAGCTGTGTTTAAGATATCCATTAATTTAGTACAGAGTAATTTCAAACAGCCACCTTTAAAGTGGCATCAAACTTTTTTATAGGTTCGTCTTTCTTGTATCTATGTTTAGCAATCTTATCGCCTTTGGTATTCCTATATTCAATCCACTCTGTTTCTTCAGCTATATAGGTGTACTGCTCGCCTTTATACTCTATTGTTGTTCCACTATGTTTAGCGGTGGGGGGGGAGTATCTTGCTCTTTGATAGTTATTATTAAATCTCTTATACCTATTAGTTATACTTATAGTCTTATTAATATCAGTCGTATTCGGAACATTGTCTGTTTCATATTTGGAACGTATTCTGTTTTTCCTTACTTCTTGCAGCTTTAATTGTTGGGGTAGATAATATTCATTAGTCGAAGATCTACGCTTAACAGTTACGTAACCCAGCTTGGCAAGGTGGAGAACACAACGATAGATCGCCGTACGGCTCATCCCAATAGCCTTCGAGATTGTTGCATGTCTCGGATAACAAATACCCGTCTCCTTGTTCATATAGCTTACCAGGCACGTATAGACCCTAAAATCCTGGTTGGTTATCCTCACGTCTTTTAAAACTTCTACATCGCCTACATAAAACAAGCTCATTGGATATCTTTCTTTACGCAACTGGTGTTGTGTTGCTCTTGTAATAATTCTAATACTTGAAACCAACCTTCAGGAAGCATTAAAGTTTCTTTACCTCTTGTGGGTGTTAGCTGCGTAACTCTCAGACTTATAACTTTACGATCTTCATTAGCTTGATAGAAAACCAGGAAGGAAGGTAAACCAGATAAGTTAGCTAACGCTTCGGTTGTCGTTGTCGCTTTCCAAGTCTGGCCCCGATCAAAGCACGTCTCGGCCAGATACAATGGTGTCTTACAAACTTTGCAAATCCCACACGCATCAATATCAATTAAGTAAACTTGATTATCTCTGCACCACTCCGAATACGGATCGCCAGTATTAAAATAATTACCTTTGAGAGTTCCCCTGGCCACTAGAGATCTCCATCTTTTCTTAATTCATTTAATGGATCTTTAAGTTTTTCTATTTCTTGCTTTAAACCATTATTAATTGTTTTGATGTTTCTATTTTCTTCAGACAATCTATCTATCTCTTTTTTTAATTGTTCTTTCTCAAAATTTTTAGCTTTGTTTTTATCTATTAATTCAAAATGCTCTGGCGTTAATTCTGTCATACGCACTCCCCAGGATGTAACGCTAACGGATAACGATTAACCCATTGCATATAGACATCGCAAAATTGCTCGAATGAAGTTACAGTTTGATCGGCAGTATGTTTAGGTAATAAAATTAGAGCTGCAAATAAAACTAAAATTAAATATTTCATTTAGTAAATATAATCTCCGTTACTTCTTGCACCCAAGCAGCGGGAATAGTTGTGACGTTGCCTACTGTAAGAGATCCATCTTCGTCATCAATAATGTAATCAGTAAAGATTATTATTTTTTCTTTTGTGTGAAGTAATTTGTAACCTAGTGAAACGGGTGCAGCGGGTTTTGATGCCATTGCTTTATCAAGCTGCATCCAACCACTATCGCCAACCGCATCCAACCAACGCACTTCGACTAATGGATAATTATTTATAGTGCCAGTTAATTTCTGTCGATTTTTATTCATAAAAACTAGCTGGCAAAACCTTGCCTTTTGTTTTCTCTTTAATGATTTTGATCCAATT